ATTTAATGACGGAATGGCTACGATGCAAGAACTCTCATCGCTCGTTCGTAGTGCCATCAGAGCTCCAGAGGGAAAAACCTTCGTTGACGTGGATTTTAGCTCAATTGAAAACCGAGTTGGGGTATGGCTTGCCGGACAAAACGACAAGGTGGAGCTCTTTCGGAAAGGCTTGGATGAATACAAAGTCTTCGCTGCAGACAGCCTATACCGAATCAGCTATGATGAAGTCACAAAGGATCAACGCCAGGTCAGCAAGTCTGCTGTCCTCGGTGCGATGTTTGGTCAAGGAGCTAAAGGTCTTGTTAAGTATGCTGAGGGGATGGGGGTCACGCTAACCGAAGGACAAGCTAAGAGCGCAGTAGATAACTACCGCAGTTCATACTCGCGGGTCAGGGATTTGTGGGCTGCTTGTGAAACAGCCGCGATTAATGCAGTGGAAAATCCCGGTAATCCGTTTGCAGCTTACCGGAATATTGTAATGAAGGTTGCCAAACAGGCACTGTGGATGAGACTACCGAGTGGCAGATTGATCTGCTGGCAAAGGCCAGAGCTCGAGCTGCTCACCACACCATGGGGCAGTCAGAAGATGGGCGTCACGGTTCACAGCCAAAACACCTTTACCCGGCAGTGGAGTAGGAACCAGTTGATTGGCAGTAGTATCTTCCAATCTGCCGTTCAGGGCACGGCTCGCGATTTCTTGGCGTTTGCTATGATAGAGCTCGAGCGAGCTGGCTATGAGATTATCAACTCGATCCATGACGAGGTGCTACTCCTTGTGGAAGAACAAAGCGCGGAGTCCGCCTTAGATGATGTGATTAGAATTATGACCACACCACCAACGTGGGCTCCCGACTTTCCTCTTGCAGCGGAGGGCTGGGTAGGTAAGCGTTACCGCAAGTGAAAACCTTTTCTTGGATTAAAGAATCCACTAGGTGTAGCACCTTTTATTCTTGGTCTCACAGCCTGAGCAACTACAGGATTGGCTGTTGGTTTGGGTATAGGGTTAACCAAAGGTTGAATCACTGGTTTAGGTACAGGGGGATTGACCACGGGTTTAGCTGGTATTAAAGAAGACAAACCTCCACCAGTCGCGGGTGTGGGCGGAGAATAATTAACCGGCCCAGTGGGATTAATCGTTGGTGACCAAGACCCATTTGGATTTTGGGTCATTGGCGTTTCTGGTGTCATTGCAACAACATCCTGGGGGTTTGGTGTTGCAACAGGATCAACAGGTGACATGGAACCACCCATTGTTAACGCACCAGGGTATGCCCCACCAAAAGCAGCACCCATATCCTGTAAGCTACCGCCAGTAGCATAGCTCTGCACAGCACCACCAGTTGCGTATTTTTTACCTTCAAAGTCAGACAGGTTTAGACGCGGATCATCCCAGCTTGTTGTCTCTAGTCCACGCTTAGGGGCAATAATTAACGGACCAGATTGTAGTTTCTCTTCAGCGGCCCACACAGGCAAACCAGTAGACTTATCATAGAACTGGGAATGTCTGCGTGGGTCCATGCCAATCTGGGTGTACGCAGGATCCTTCATCATCTCCGCCATCATGCGGCGAACTTCTTCATCCGATGTGCCTACGTTAGTGCCCTTTATAAGCGCAAAGGGGGACTTTGCAGACCCGATCTTGGCACCCATGGGGGTTAGGGCTTGCTCTTGGGTTCCAAGGCCTACACGGACCGCCTGGTTAGGTTTGGAGCTAAACTCCACATCTTTAAGATGTCCGGTTCTGTTATAGCTAATTGCTTTGTTTTTATTATTAATATCATGCGTTGTGTCAACATAAACACCGTGTCGAGTATACGCTGGAATGTCTAAACGATTACCAACCTGTATGCCTGCAGGCACGGGAGCCAATGCCTTAGGTTGTTTGTCTGTTGTTAAAGCGTTTATGATTTCTTCGTCAGTGTGGCTAGGCGGTAATTGATTCCACTGTCTAATTGGAAGTTGTTGGTTTAAAATACGAATGCGCTCTTCCTGACTGATGTTGCCCTTAAGATACTCTTCTAATGCTTGAGCCACTTTAGGATCTTGACCGTGTGGGTGTTTCATTAACGCACCCAGTCCGCTCAAAACTTGCTTACCACCAGCATAGCTTTGTATTTCACCACCAGCAGCCTTCATAAAGTCAGGCGACTCGGCGTCTTCGGGGTTGTACTTAGCAAACTTACCACGGATATGTTTTGGATCAAAGATACCAACGTTTTTAACACCGCCCTCAGTAACACTAAATGTGTCGTATCCGGTTGATTTTAAATAGTTTAATAAATCTGGCGACTCTAATAAATTCCAGTTATTTAATGGATCTGTTAGACGATCCATATAATGTTCGTGTTTTTGATTTAGCACGTCATCAAAACCAGGTTCTTTTTTATACTTATTTAATAAATATTGTTTTATTGTTTCACTGCCTTCAGGTGTGGCTGCATCAAAATGTTTACCTAAATTAACACTAACGGGGTACATTGTAGCACCAGATACAACCTTTTCTTTTTCAGGATTAACTAAAAAACTTTCAGCAAAATTTGGATTGCGCGAAACAAAAGTAGCATTTCGTACAGCCATCATAGGATCCTTCATTGATTTATTAGGATCAAACACTTCAATTTTATTTGACGGACTACCGTGGTAGAAGCCAGGGGTAAACTTCTTTTTAAACTCTTCTACAGCAGCCTTCATTACCTTACCGCCGGGGGCGTAACCTTCGGGTTTTAAAAAGCCAAGTTCGTCTAATGACTTCAATAGTTTGTCATCAATGAGCTGGGAAGGAACTCCGACAGAAGTGCGATAGTTGTAATCAGATAGTGGGCGACCTAATTCCTTATTGGCTTTTGCTTCCAAATCACGGAATAGAAATTCGCGAGGGATAGGATTGATCGCGCCCACAGGTTCACCATGAAGAATATGACTATATGATCCATGCAATGTAGGATCAATCGAACGCTCACCAGATAGTTTAAATACAGAAGGACCAATAGCGCCTAAAGGCTCTTCGTATAAACCTGGCTCTGTAGTTTCGCGTAATAGTTTATCTAGATCCAAAGCCATTGATTGCTTTGGTTTTGATCCCAGCACATCAACTAATTCGCCTCGTTGACTAAACGTCAATTTGTCCATAATGTTTTTAGCATTTGGATCCATCATGCCAGGATGCTCTTCCAAACCTTTAATCTTTCGAATACGAGCTTCGATTTCTTTTAGGCGATCTTCTGGAAACATACCAGCTTCATAATTTTGTTTAAATCTGTCAGCTGCCATTTTAGCAACATCGCGATTAGAACGATGTGCTTGGTTAGACATGAGCATAGGAGCCACGATAGTTGACTCTGGACCACCAGCTTGGTGCATTGCATTTAAAAGGCGTGACGCCGCTCCTGGAGCGTCCATAGCCCATGCAGCGCCAGGATGAACTGTGGGAAACATTGGGCCACCTTTAAAACCATCACCAACTTTAGTGCGATCTGCTAGAGTGCCTAATAAAGTTTTACCTTCAAAGTCAGCGAGGTTTAATTTTTTTAATGCCGCCTTTGCTGCGTCTTCTACTAGCTTTCCCCCAGCTAAATGCTGTATTGCACCACCCGCCGCTTTCTGCTCTGTTACCGGAACAGGCTGACCAGTAAACTTATCGATCACGTAGTTTGCTGCAGGGGTTCCAAGCTGAAGTGCTTTAGCAACCTTCTTATACTTACCAGGTAAATACTTTTCAGCGTATGGAGCTAGTGCAGCCAACCCAGACGCAGTAGCCTGGACGTTACCTAAGGTGCCTTCACCAGCGTGCTCAGCCACGTCCATTAGGTTGTAGCCTGAAGTAAAAGCTTTACCCCCGGGGCTTGTACGCAATCCCTGTAAGCCACTAACTACTTTTTCTTTTAAAGGAACAGGTGGTTCAGGAGGAAGCATGCGTTCAAATTGAGGATAGCGTTTAGCCAACTCATTATTGCGCCGAACAATTTTTGCTTTTTCATTGATTGCGTTAGCTGAGTTAAACCAACGCTCTTCTCCAGGTAAAGGAGAAGGTACAGGCTGTACTGGTAAAGCCTTATCAGCACCACCTAATAATTTTTTAGCTTTATCTATTCCCCATACCGCTGGAACACCAACGCCATAACGCAAAGCAGCAGCCTCAGCACCAGCGCCAATGTTTGGTAGAACATCTGGGCCTTGAGATTCTTGAGCTTCTTGAGTAGCAGCCGCTTGGCTGGCAGTAGGCATTAATCCAGCAGCAATCTCGTCTACTACTTGATGCTGCTCGTCCTCAGACATGTCCTTAAAACTATCATCAACTTCAACCTGACGCCCATGAATTTCAATTTTCATGATTAAAGAACCTTATAGGATACGCCAGATTTAGTTTTCTTTTCGCTTGTGGGAGCGCCTAATATGTCAACAGTAATACCTGGGTAACGGCTAACTAAAAGATCACGTTCTTCTTTTAGCATTTTTTCATATTCAGGCGTTGCTAAAAACTTTGCGTAAGTTTTCATTGGATCATCGCCGTGCCATTTTTCAAAAGCTTGATTCTTTTTAATTTCAAACTCAGCACCATCTTTAGCCAATGTAGCGTAAAGTTTATTAACTTGTGGCAAGTATTCATTGCTAACACCTTTACCTTGTAGTCCTAGTTTTTCTAGACCAATACCAAGGCGAGCACCTTTAAACATTTGTGCGGTGTATTCAATACCCAACTGAGTAGCGTCTGTTTTGAGTCGTTGGTTAGCGGCAATTAAATCTTTGTCACCAGAAAAAGCTACTTCTTTAACAATGTCTTCTAGTTTATCACCCTTACCAACTACGTCTGCTGCAAATCTAGGAATTGCACCAAGTAGAGTAGCTGCTTGATTACCACCGTGCATCCAGCCCATGACTTTACTTTGTTTAGGATCATCAGCCATTTTGATAACACGGTCAGCAGCTGCAATAGTAGAAGCCGCACGATCTGTATCTTTTTTCAATTGACCTAAATCTTTACCAGTTTCGGTAGCAAAAGTAGTTGCTTCTGTTTTAGCAGCTTCAACCGGGATAGCTTGTTTTTGCTCATACAATTTCATGGCAGCATCATAAGCCGCTTTAGTAGGATAATCTTTTAATTTAGGAGCTTCATCTACAACAGTTGCTGGTTTGGTAGTCTCTTCAGGAGAACGAGCAGCACTAAATATCTTAGGCAGATTGCCTTCTTGCTTAATAATAGCAGTGCTAATAGCTTGGCGAACAGCTGGGTTTGACAAATCAATTTTTTGATTAGGATCAACACCCAAGAACTGAGCAGCATTTTTAATTAATGCGGGTGTATCATTTTCATTAGGGGGAGCCCATCTACTGATAACACCGGCCAGGGTATTAATACCCTTGTCGCCATACGCTTTTAAGTTATCATCAATTCGAGCTAAATCTTTATCCGTTGACACAGGAGCTTGGAAGCCAGTGCTTTGACCAACCGGGCGCATATTGCCCAGATTAGTGCCCGTAGGAGTTGTGGTAGAAACAGCCGCTTTAGGTACAACTTCACCAGTAGGTAATTTACCTGTAGCTTTAAATTCTAGATACTCATTTGGCGTCAGCATTACAACTCCATCGCCACCATTTTTACCGATACCTGGAATAGTGTAGGGCTCTTGTTTGTTACCAGCGGCTTCAAACTTACCTTTTAAACCAGCTCCAAACTCAGCTTTGGCAGCTTCTCTAATGACCGCTAATCTGCCAGCATAATCATTAGGCGCAAGAGTGTCTAGCTCCGCCTTAACACTAGGGTTGCTTGCAATCGTACTAACTTGTTGCATGGTTAAACCGGGGATGGGTGATACTGCAGCGGCGCCGGTAGTTGGTGTAGTTGCTGTGCCAGCTGGTGGGTTAACACTTTCGTATTGCTTTTTAAGCAACTCTTGTTGCCCTTGAGCAGAACGTAGTGTAGCCATATCAGAACGCATTCTAAATAGCTCTTGAGCCTCTGCGGCTTTTTGTCTATCACGTAAATTAATAGCTTCTGTTGGCCCACGCAATCCACCGGAACCGGCTGCAGATGCATCCTTTAAACCACTTAGTAATAAATTTAATGGACTTTGACGTTGGTCAACCATCTCCTGCATTCTAGCTAATAAGTCTGCAGTTTCTTCTTTTCCCAACGGAACATTACCAGGAACAGTAAAACCCCCCTTTTGGTTTTGTTTAACTAAAGCAGCAGCTTCTGCGCTTAACGGGGCTACGATGTTATCTTCCATGTTATTCCTTAAATGCCCATACTATAATCGCCATCACCCGGTAAACCACCAGTTGTGCCGGTGCCATAAGTTGGATCATTATATATGTTTCCATCTGTCCCTAATATTTGACCAGCACCAGCGCCACCACTTGCACCAGTACCACTTACTGGATCACCATACCCACCGCCGGTTACATCAATTGGAACTGTTGTTTGACCTGAACCAGGAATATTAGTACTAAAAGGATCACTACCACCAAACAAACTCTTATACACACTAGAAATAGATGCCCCTGGACTAAGTTGATTTAGGAAAGCGTTTAATCCAGCGGTACCGCCTTGCAATGCACCACCAGCGGCAATCAACTGATTTAATGGTGAAATTTGTGCTGAGCTGGTTTCTGTTGTTGGCACAGAGCCCATTCCAGCAATTGTTTTACCTAAGCCAGATGCTGCAGCAAATGGAGAGGCCATTTGTAAATTGCTTAAGCCAGTAGCTGATGTACCGTATTGAGAACCAACGTTGCCCATTGCGGTTCCAGCTTGAACGCCAGTTTGTTGATTGCTTAAAGCTGCTTGATTTTGTGCAGTAAACAATTGAGCCTGTGCGTCAGCTAGTGCTTTATCAGCAGCGGTCTGTGTGCGCATGCTACCAAATTGACCGGCACCAATTCCAGCGGCAGTAGGTTGCGCCATAATGTTAGGAGCTAGTTGCTGTAGTTGTTGGTTTTGTGCTTGGAACAAACCGCCTAAAGGTGTGTTGACATCAGGAGAAACCATACCAGTAGATTGGTCTACAATCCATGGATTAGCAGCACCAGAAGCAATAGTTCCTAAAGTACCTTGAGCTTGAGTAAACGGATTTTGTGGTCCGTTAAGTTGGTTAATAGCACCTTGAGCCACAGTGTTTTGTAACTGCGGCACATTACCTGCAGCAGCAGTTGCTTGGTTAACAACGTTTTGCTGCGCCGTGTTCATCCATGACGGCAGCGTCGTTGCTTTAGTTTCGGTATTTGCTATAAGGTTACTTAAGCCTGCCATGATTATGCTCTTTTCCGTGCTTGTGCCAAATAGGCCAATGGGCCTTTACTCTCTGGCGGTAATTCATCTGGATCGTTACTGTGATTGTCTTGTCTAATAACTGATAAAAATTGATCTAATACATGAGCACCAGCGTCGTTGCTGCCGTTACCTAACGCTGCTACAATGTCAGCAGGAATAACAAACTCACCGTTTGCCAACATGGCCGCTACATCATCAGAGGTGCCGTCGCCATCACCTTGAACGTAACGGTTTTCCATACCACCTTCACTGTAAAATGATGGGTTGTGTTCTTGATATTGCCCACCTGTAGCATAACCCCCCATAGCAAATCCTTGTGGGGCTTGAGTTTGAGAAGCTGTTAAAGAAGGATTTAAAGGAGTGTTATAAAGTTCTGGGCTAGATTTTGATACGATATCCAATGAATAATTTGGGTTGCTTGTTGTAAGACCCGGAGTAAGATTCATACCAGTTGATGACGAACTTCCTGAACCAGAACCAGTTGTGGCACCAGGAACACCAGTCATAGATAAACCACCTTGACCTACCGGTTTAAATCCTGTTTTTCCTGCAAGTGCTTTAGTAGCTGGAGCCAATAAAGTATTATATGCGGTTTTTGCTAAATTACCATATTTTAAAGCGTCAGCCGGATTAAACCCTGGCGCATTTGGATTAGATATCGGACCAAAATCGGTTGGTGCTGTAGAATCAATAACATTTCCAGCTGTGTCTGTTGTTAGTGAAGACCCATCACTAAACGTCTGCGTAATGTTACCTAATTGATCTGTTACTGTGTTAGTAATTGCGTCGCTACCAACCCCCTCACCAATTGGGCTAAGAATAGTATTTCCTGCAGCGTCCAGTACGTTACCTGTTGCAACATCTAATAATGTTCCACCACCAAGATCTTCTAAAGCTCCGGCTGAAACTAACTCTGCAACACTTGTGCCAGAAGCAATAGCTTCACTTGCAGTAGCTGCCCCAGCAAGAACTTCACCGGCTCCGATAGTTTCTGCAAGAATTTCGCCACCAATAACGGCTTCCACGCCCATAATTATTCCAATACTATTGAATATGTTTTTTCAAAATAATGACCGCCAAGCCTTTCAACTATTTTCCCATAATCCAAAAAAGGCTTCATGTGAAATAAAATACGTTGAGGGTTGCGCTTTTTAATTTCTTCAGTTGTCCACTTAATAAACTTATAGCCCAACATTCCTTGTCGGTATTCTGGACTAATATAAAGAACATCTGAAGATGCTGTAATACTTTTTTTATAATGCAAGTGGTTTACAACCACCCATAAACTATAACCAATTAATTTACCATCGTCTCTAGCAGTATGAATCTCTAGTGTTTTAGTTTTATATAATTGGTTATATTTTTCGATATTAGGATTTAACTCAATGACATCTTGTCGTTCAGCCACTTCCTCGTAATGCTTTTTAAATAGCTCTACTGCTTCATCTGCAAAAGGTGATGGAGCTTCTTGTTGAAACGTAATCATTGGACCTCCCTGTCCTATTGGTGCCGCTATCTTTAAGGGAGTAAAGAAAGGGAGCAACCCCCGTTCGCGGCGTAATTATTAAATGGTTCTACATATAATAATGCAAATAATCAAGGGTTTACGCCCCCCGTCCATTAATTATGGTGGTAAATTCATTTGCCCATTCTTGCCAGGTTGCGTAAACATCCGGGTTTGGAACTGGGTACCTACTAAAAGTTTGCGATTGAACAATGTTCATAGCCGCATCTCTCCAAGTTTCTTCAGGTGAAATGACAATATTTTTTTGACCATAATAAATGACCAATTCATCATTCCAATTTTCCCAAGTCATGGTTTCTGGAGTGACCGGAAAAAATGATTGAAAGTTAGGGTCGTTCGTCGCCATATTCGCACGTAATCAAATTACGACCCATTTGGTAGTTACCGTTAATATCATTAGATTCAAACTTTAAACGTACTAAACGATGCTCTACACGTAGGTCAATTTTGCCAGTATCTTTGGTAAAGTAATACGGGCCAGAAGATTCTTCGTATGGACCAGATGCAAACTTACGACCCAAAATGGTCATTGCCATAGTGCCGTCTTGCAAAAAATTTGGCTCAACCCGGCGAAGATGCATACGACGGTTAATACCTTGCAAAGCATTTTGGCTTGGATTACCTGTTAACCAACTAATATCACAAGTGGTAATACTAGAGTATACAGCAATTTCACCCAACAAATTAATTTCATTAACACCGTACTCATGTTGCCAGATATTAAATCCGCCAGTGATATAAAATACTGATGTACCCACTTGCGGAACCGTTGGAAAATTAACTGAACATGTAATTAATGTTACGCCATCTGGAGCGGTATTATCATTAAAAATAAATTCACTATTAGTTATTAAATAGTTATTATTAAGACTGTCAGTTGTACTAAAACATAATGAATCACCAGGACTAAACAACTGAGTTTGGTTACCTGACAAATACAATTGATTTAAGTTTGGTGCCGCTTCCCCCGATGGGGTTGCTATTACAAAATGTGGTGTGCTAAAAACAGGATCATAATTCCAGTCGCACCAAATAGGTGTTGGGAACAATTCTGTGGTGTAGCCACAAGAGCGTTGTGATCCTTTTGCTTGGCCAGCGTCATACCACAACTGATCTTTTACATTATAAATAATGGCATCAGTACATTCTGTAGCAGTACCACGTGGATAAAAGAACCAAATCTCATTGTAGCGTGGCACTTTAGTTGCCCAAACTTTTTGACGTTGTGAATAGTTTAAATTGTCAAAAAGGTAGTTTACGTTTTTATCATTAGGCAATACTTTTACAGTACCACCATATTGATAAAATCTATCTACCCCCATCCAGAAATAGATACCATCCATTTCCACAACGGCGTTAGATGACATAATAGAGATTTGGCTGGAAATAATATCGTATGTCCAGTAAATCGATGTTGCTTGCGGATTAAATGACACACGAATTAAACTATCAGTGGCCCAGAACAATCCGGATGGTGAGTTAGTACCACCACGCATAGTCATCCCCTTAACAATTTTAGATGACGCTACGTTATTTTGGTTAGCAAATGGGCCGTTCCAGTCATAAAAACTTCGGCTGCCATAAGTACTACTAACGTTGTTGTTAGCAATGAATCCGTTTGAACCATACACAAAAATAAATGGATACAGTACACAAACACCACCATCAACGCTAATCGGTTGATAAGTTGGATTTTGACCTTCACTATCAGATAGTCCTGTAAATGACCATTGATATTGGTTATCAGGTGTAATTGGCCCAACTAAAACTTGAGACTTTACTCCATTATCAATGTTCACTAAGTTTTTGCCGGGGTGAGCAAAGATTGCTAAGTCACCACCTTGTGGGCTAAACTGTGCATCAAACTGCCAAGTATTTCTAAACGGCCCATTTTCTGGATCTGGCTCAAACACCGCCTCATCGTTTAAATACACCGTTGTAGGTGATCCAACAATAGTGCCACCAGTCACATCTACTATGGTGTTGGGCGAGCTATATGTTGCCGTGCTTACTGTATAGTTTGTAGCAGTGTCAATTTGTTCAAATATGACTTGTGTGCCCGCAGGAAACACTGCAGTCAAATCACCTTCAACTGTAAACGATGTGGTAGTGTTAGATACCAAACCAACAAATGCTGTGCCAGGTAGTATTTGCGCTGTAAATGGTCCACTACCAGTACCGTAGTTTGTGCTAGTAGTATAAACATCTAGCTCTTTATAGTTGCCAGTGAAAATGTAATTCACGCCGTTATAAGGCTGCGAAATCATGCCGCGGGCAATTCCTATTAAACCATTAAACAGTGTACGAAAACCACCAATTTTCTTTGGTTCCATGCGCTGAAAACGACACCACACACCATCGGTGTATTGGTCGTTTTGAAATTGGGTACCATCGCGTTTAATCCCAGCCGGAATTGCTAGGCTGTAGATTGAGGTATATTGCGAGGTATCTTGTTGCTGATTATCAGCTGGCATTTAGAACTGTCCGCCACTAATCAATTGAGCGTTTAAAGTTGCAGCAACGGTAACCAACGGAGTAGATGTATTAGAATTATCTATCTTAATGATATCTGTTGAATTTGCTGATAGCCCCAAAATGCCAGTACTAACCAAATACATACCAGTGTGTGTATCGTTATTAAACGAATACGCTGGCAATGCTGCGGTTCCGTTAGATGCGTAAAACGCGCCGGTGGTAGCAGATGTTAATGGGTATAAATATTCACCATCACTAAGCACCGTAACAATTTGACCAGCGGTTAATACCAACGGTATTTGGGTGCTGTTTTCGTTTTGGAAAGTAATGTTATAACCAGATTGATTGGTATTGTTAGCCAATACATAAATCTGGGTAATAGCAGGCAACGTTACTGCTAAGTTTTGTGTGCGAGTGCCAGATTGGGCAATATAGGTTTGAATAATTGGAGCAAAGTTTACCAAACTAAACGTGTTAGTTGGAATCGAGTCCACATCATACGTTGCCGCAGTAAACGTTAAAGCATTTGGGTTAGCCAAACCAACGGTAATAAAGCCTGTTAGAGCAGCATTTAAAAACATAAAACCCGAATCGCCAGGGTTAACATTAATGGAAGTTTGACCATTAATGGTATCTGGTGATGTGGGGTTGATTGTTAATGTGCCAGTGCCGTTGTTTCTAAAACCAATATACCAACCAGCCGATAAGTTTTGAATAGAAGGTAGCGTAAAACTACCAGCACCAGCGTTCCAAACAAAAGTTGCAGCTCGGCTGTCATCCGAAATGGTAGGTGATACTGTTACGTTAACTGGGTTTTGGGTAGTAGCCAGTTTGCCATTTACCGTTGTTAAGCCATAACCAGCCAAAGTGGCAGCATCAGCAAACGAGGTGCCAGCGGCAAACGTTACGTTTTGCCAAACACCAGCAGCAGAAGTATTGTTAGTAAGATAGAAGTACTTACTAATGCCAACAGGTACAGTGACGCTAGATCCGCCAATAAAGTTTGTAATAATAAATTCATGCGCGCCCAGGTTGCGGAAAAGAATGTCTGCGCCCAACGTTCCTTGATCAGCTTGCGGTAAAGCAATGGTAAGACCATCACTAGCAGCAACGCAATCAATAATACGGGCAGCAGGAGGCTGGCTACCGTTGACAGTAGAAGGCCAATAGAGAGTTTGACTTGTGCTAAAAGGGAGAGCAAGATAAGATACATCCGTTGGAGTAACAACGGTGCCTGTAAAGGGTGAAGTATAAACTGGTGTCGTTGACATTTTTTATGGTTCCTGAACCGTGACGTTTCTATCTATACGACGAGAACTGTCTTCTTTTTTGAGCGCTGCGAGTGCGTCTGTGTAATAGCCTTTCCACATCTGCAGTTTATCTAATGCTTTTAAATAGCCTTGGGCTTGCAAAAGTGTGCCATATAACATGGCTTGTGGTGCGATAGCTGTCCACAGGTTTTGCTGGTTTTGTTGATCAAGTGGCTGAATCTCAGCATAGTAAATAATCTCTACCGGATAGTTTTGATCTGGTAATGGTGCAAAGTTCCAGTTGCTATAGTCATAGTCGGCATAATACAATGGCTTACTACTATCCGATTCTGATAGGTATTGTGCCACATAATCTTGACTGCGCAATAAAACCGGTGTGCCATTAACTTTCATAGACACGGTTTTGCGCCAACGTGCTGGTTTGTTAAGCACCGTTTGGTTTTGTGCCAAATTGGTTTCTACCACAATGAGCTGCATGTAAGTTTTGAGCTCAGCAGCAATTGACGACTCAGCCAACGCAATCAGATTAGGAATCTGCGCAATGAAATCTGGATCGTTACGTTCCATGTATTGCTGGACATTTAGTACCAGCGAATCATAGGTCATGATTACGCTCATCGTGTGTAGTAACTTATATTAGGTTGGAAGTAGATCGGCGACTTATCGCGGTCTTCGTCTTCAAATTGAGTACGAGCATCTAGTGCCAGCTTTTCCAAATAAGTGACACGCTGCAAATCAACTTCTGGCAATTGCATAGCCAGCTTGTGAGATAGAGCTGCTTGAAAGTACGGAATGGCACGATCTGGCATGTATAGCTCGTTGGTTAACGAACCAACATCCTGGGGTTGCAATTCCAAAATAAACGAAAACACTTGGAAGTTGTTGTTAGGCACAGGCCATAAATACATCTGCGGCACGATCTGACGATCAAACCAATATTGTAATGTGCGTTGACTTGGGAATTGTTTGTTTGGCAGCGAAAAGTAATCTGTACGATTAAGACGCGCCATAGGAATGACTTGCTGGCTTTGAGCAAACTGGATAGAACGCAGTGAAAAGACGTTAGCTGTGTCGCGGTTTTTTAAACGATAGAAAGAAAACTGCTGCGTTACGTTGATGCCAAAGTAAGCCCAGTTACGATCAGACAATGTAGTCTCAGGTAATGACTCCCATACAGTCCAATTAATTCCATCGTTACTTACTTCAAGGTCCAGATTATAGGTAGCAGTACCAGAAGGAGCATAGGCATTAAAGCCAACATAGAATATACGAGTCTGTGGGCTGTAAGCTGCACCAAAGTAGTTTTCAGATAGCGTTGATGTGGCATGTAAGTTTAAATCACTGTTGTAGTTTTGGTCAAACAACACAGGAGAATCTGGATTGTCTACTGGCAATGCACTAGAAATAGTCGGGTTAACAATGTATACCCAGTTTGCTTCCAAGACATCCACGCAATTTGGCGGCATGTAAAGGATCTGCTGATTGGTCTGTGGTCCCAATACTTCAATCTTTTGTAGCCAGATATTAATGCCACGGTTAGCGCTGTTTTGCAAGATGTAGAACAGTGCTTGACGGCCTGCGTTGATATACTCAGGCGTCATTTCTTCTGCCGTTTTACCAGCAACACGATAGGCGTACGAGATCAACTGATCAACAGTGATCTTAGTCTTGTTGTACGTATCTGAATACGCCATTAACGACCCCTGCCAGCAGCCCGCTTCATTACTTTTTGCGGTAAATTGGGTTTAGCTTTACCAGCTTTGACAAACTCTTTACCAACTTTTTTGGGAATACCAATAGTAGACTTGCCCTCAGCTGCAGCGTACATAGCAGCCATTTGATCTTTTGATTTGATTGGCATTATGAGCAAGTCCCGCCAGTCATCATCTTCCTAGGTTTTCCACCAAGCATTTTAGCTAGTTTAGAACCATCTGTCGCTTGCTTATCCATTTGCTCTTGAGCAATACGATTCTGCTCTGGTGTACCAAGGATTTTATCTTTAAGGTCATTACCAACAGATTTTACAGCGTCGACAGCTTTAGTTACATAACTACCATTTTCACCATTATACTTTTTTACCGACTTGCCACCGCGTAACATTTCTGGTTTAAACTTTTTTGCTTTATCAATACTCTTGATATCAGCATCGGTTTTCTTAGCGCCGTATACGCCACCGCCAGCTTTGTATTTGCGCACAGTGCCACAATCTTTTTTGGCACGACCGCCTTTACGCAGTTTAGACAGGTCAGTCTTTTCACCAGGGTGTTCTTGTTTGTCGTGCATGGTAAACGCCTTTTTGACAATCTTCTTGTCCTGGCTCACGTCTTCACTTTTTTCGCTCTTTTCAGAGTGACGTGACTTATAAACAGCCCCACCTTTTTTATAGCATGGCAAGTTTTTTACCATCTTTAAGTTTGTTTTAAAGCCTTCCATGATATTTCCTTATGGTTGTTCTGTATATAATAATGCAAAAAATAGGGCTTTTATGCCCCTAAAAATAGTGCTCTTTCACGTTTTCTGCGGTTAATCAGCACTTCTGGTTTGTTCCACATCAAGATGGCATCAGCCGCCCCTTTGAGGTCGTTTTCGTTCACCTTACGCAGCACCGTAGACTTACGGAAATTAGTCTCACCAATATTAAAGCACAGGCTGTACAAGGCGTCGTATTGGTTCTGGGTAAGGGGTACCTTCACCCCATTGTCAACAGCGTCTTGGCACCACTTTAAATCGCTTTGTAGGAGCTCTTCTACCTGCTCGTCTGTCAGGGTGGCAGTCAGGAGGTGCTGCTCGTCTGGTTTGATCAGATGCCCCACTCCAATCGTCCATAAGCCCTTGGAATCCTTATACGCCTTATTGCGCAGACCTTCTTCTTTGGTAATAAACGATAGTGTGGATTTTGCTATTGCCATAACGTTTTCTTCAATTTGGGTGTACTTGTCGGTAAAGTGGATTGCTGCCGCAATGCCCAACAACCAC